TGGTCTGAGAAATGATGCCGGAGAATTGATAGGTGTGGCGACAGCCGGTAGACCTGTTGCACGACATTTGGACGATGGATTAACGCTTGAAGTAAATCGCACATGTACCACAGGAGAACGCAACGCTAACAGCGCGCTTTATGGTGCTGTCTGGCGGGCAGCAAAGGCTATGGGTTATCAACGTTGTATTACGTACACCCAGGCAGATGAATCAGGAGCATCTCTCCGCGCAGCTGGTTTTGTTCGTGTGAAAGAGCTTCCTCCAAGAAAAAGCTGGGCGGAATCAAGCGTCGCCCTGCGGAGTAAACGCGATCCGGTCGGAAACGGTGGTGTTCCTCGTGTGCTCTGGGAAATCAGGAGAATGAGTACCACTGGCATTCGCATCAAAGGAGAGTGATATGGCAACTTTGACAAAAAAAGAACAAGCATGGTTGAGCGAATTACAGGACGTTCTTGATCGCTGTCCATCACCGAAAAAAATTGGTTTTTACACCATTGGCGATAAAAGCATTTACCTGTATGACCTGCGCCGCATGGATGAAATCATGGAGGCTCTTGATAATCGTTCGTCAATGGATTGGTGTGTTGCTGTCCATGATATGAATGCAGGGTTTGATGAAAAGATTTTGTTCCCCTCATCAGTTGAAAGCACTGCGGGTTAAGGAGTAACACATGACCACTATTACCAAAGAACGTATTGAATTGTTCATTAAAAACCCGCTTGAAAACGGGCTTACCCGTGGTGAACAAATGGAACTGGCACGGATTGCGCTGGCATCGCTGGCAGCAGAGCCAGCCGGTAAATTGCATGAATACAAACCAGTGGGATATCAGCGTCTGGTCGATGAGTTAACCATGCTGGTAAAGCAGTTAACCTGGCAACTGAGGAAAGCGAAGCCAGACTGCAAATTACCGGATAAGGCGATGAGTTATCTGGAGCGGAACGGACTGATAAGCGTGGAGGATATTTTACGATGACCTGGCCTGAAGCATTAACAACGGTAGGAATTGCGATGGCGGTGGCGCTGGTGGTGTATTCGATTTGCCGCTGGGGATAAAAACGGTTTGCGGGAAAAGGAGAGTTAAGTAGAATTGCAGCGGGTGCTTGAGGCTATCTGTCTCAGGCATGAACACCAAAAGGCAGATAGAGAAAAGCCCCAGTTAACATTACGCGTCCGGCAAGACGCTTAACATTAATCTGAGGCCATATCTATGCTCTACACACGTAGGTTAGCCTCTTACGTGCCGAAAGGCAAGGAGAAGCAGGCTATGAAGCAGCAAAAGGCGATGCTAATCGCCCTGATCGTCATCTGTTTAACCGTCATAGTGACGGCACTGGTAACGAGGAAAGACCTCTGCGAGGTACGAATCCGAACCGGCCAGACGGAGGTCGCTGTCTTCACAGCTTACGAACCTGAGGAGTAAGAGACCGGGCGGGGGAGAAATCCCTCGCCACCTCTGATGTGTCAGGCATCCTCAACGCACCCGCACTTAACCCGCTTCGGCGGGTTTTTGTTTTTATTTTCAACGCGTTTGAAGTTTTAGATGGTGCCGGAATAGAATCAAAAATACTTAAGTAGCGCGCAGGGAGAAGAGGGATGGACCCCGAAGGGGAAGAGCTATTTATCTGGAAGGATTCTGAAGATGAAAATCGAAGAATTACGTGAAATTTTTAGTGAAGATGGCCTCTATGCTGTGCGCGTTGAGAATGGGGGTATTACCTACACAGCGTTAATTCCTGATGATCATGTAGTGTTATCTGTTGAGGCATTCATTGAATACTTGGAAAGACTCGGTTTCAAGGTAGTTCGGGAATAAGTTATAATACGTGAGCCAGCCTGAACAACTGGCAACCTGCAGCGCCATTGGAGATGACAATGGCGCATAATTTCAAATTTCGCAATTCTGATTCTGCCTTTGCCAGCAGGCACGGGTGGCGTTCTCACGCATTCAAATATGACTGGTATCAGCACGATCCCTGTACTGAAGAACAGGCCGAATGGCTGATTCATAACTACCGCAGACGTGGATATGAGTTTAGGAAAGCCCTCAGTGGCGCTTATTGTTCGCCAGCAGCGACTGAAATTAAGCCTGTCCGGACGGCTGGCAATAAAAATTATTGCAGAGCCACCGGATAAGCGTCGTCGTGACCTGGACAATATTCTGAAAGCACCACTGGATGCGCTGACGCACGCGGGGTTGTTAATGGACGATGAGCAGTTTGATGAAATCAATATTGTACGTGGCCAGCCAGTATCTGGTGGACGGCTGGAGATAAGAATTACAGAGGTGGGTGTGCATGAATAACCAGTATTTACAGTTTGTTCGTGAGCAACTCATGATTGCCACTGCAGATCTCAGTGGGTCGACAAAATGCCAGCTGGAAGCCTGGCAGGAAAATGCCCTGTTCGATACAGGGCGTTACAGACGCAAAAAAATTCGTTACCGCGATGAGGTAACCGGAAAAATGATCACGCGGGATAATCCCCCGATCCAGGGTAAACAATCACTGGCGAAAGGCTCATCAATTGCGCTGGTCAGTCCTGTTGAGTTTGCAACATCATCGTGGCGGCGTGCCGTTCTGGAACTGGAAGAACATCAGAAGGCGTGGTTGTTGTGGTGTTATGGCGGAAACATTTGCTGGGAGCATCAGATCGCGATAACGCAGTGGGTGTGGAGTGAATTTAAAACTCAGTCCGGCTCCAGAAAAATTGCAGTGAAAACGCTGGAGCGTGTGAAGAAGTTGATCTGGCTGGCGGCACAGGATGTCAGAGGATGGGTTACCGGGTGTGAGGTCTACCAGAGACAGGAGCTTGCCAGACTGTGTGGAGTTAAGCCTGATAACTGGAGCCATAATTATGCGAACTACTGGCGTGAGATGTGCGATATTTTTAAGCGCCTCGATAGAGAATCCTTGATTTGCTCCGTGAAAATAAGAGCGCAACAAAAAGCGACCTTTTCACGACGAGATATTGCAAAAGTCAATTAAATCGCGTATGTTTCGTATAAATCTGATATTTTGCCGATTTTGTACGTGATGGCAAAGTAAGAAAAAACCACCGCCAGGTGGTTTTTTTTATGTCCGAAAATCGCGTCAGTACAGTAAACGCGCTGGTGGTTGCGAATACGGGTCTTTCAGCTTGCTGGCTTTTTCGACAAGAGTTATTGGTATGTCACGTTAACCGGAAAAGGGAAAAAGACATGCTAAAACAGCAGGATATGACAGAAACCGCCAGAGTGGTGTTTAATGAATTAAGCGTTACCGACCCGGCGACAGTCAGGGAGATTGCGCAGAATACTTACCTTTCACGCGAACGCTGCCAGTTAATACTGACCCAGCTGGTTATGGCGGGTCTGGCAGACTATCAGTTCGGTTGTTACAGACGCCTTCAGTCCTGAAGGCTTTTTTATTTGTGGTAAATGGGCGGCTGGTGGGTGTTAGGGGCACTCACCAGCCATCTGCTCATGCGTCCGGATCACAAGCAAACCTCAGGCCCATCTGCTTTGCGCAAAAGCAGAATGAGCCTATCAGAGACAGGCTTAATGATCCATGTTTAACACTGTAAAAATATCCAGTTGTGAGTTGATCAACGCTGACTGCCTGGAATTTATCCGGTCGTTACCCGAAAATTCTGTTGACCTGATAGTCACGGACCCGCCGTACTTTAAAGTGAAGCCTGAGGGCTGGGATAACCAGTGGAAGGGCGACGATGATTACCTGAAGTGGCTGGACCAGTGTCTGGCGCAGTTCTGGCGGGTGCTGAAACCTGCCGGAAGTCTTTACCTGTTCTGTGGCCATCGCCTGGCGTCTGACATTGAAATCATGATGCGTGAACGCTTCAGTGTGCTGAACCATATTATCTGGGCGAAGCCGTCCGGACGCTGGAACGGGTGCAACAAGGAAAGCCTGAGGGCATATTTCCCCGCCACAGAGCGCATTCTGTTCGCGGAACATTATCAGGGGCCGTATCGCCCGAAAGATGCCGGGTATGAGGCGAAGGGCAGGGCACTGAAACAGCATGTGATGGCCCCGCTGATTTCTTACTTTCGTGATGCGCGCGCGGCCCTGGGGATAACGGCAAAACAGATTGCAGATGCCACAGGAAAGAAAAACATGGTGTCGCACTGGTTCAGTGCCAGTCAGTGGCAGCTACCGAACGAAAGCGATTATCTGAAATTACAGTCGCTGTTTGCCCGGGTGGCAGAAGAGAAACATCAGCGCGGTGAACTGGAAAAGCCCCACCACCAGCTGGTGGATACGTATACGTCACTGAACCGGCAGTATGTGGAGCTGCAGAGTGAATATAAGCATCTGCGGCGGTATTTTGGTGTGACGGCGCAGGTGCCGTACACGGATGTGTGGACACATAAACCGGTGCAGTTCTATCCCGGGAAACATCCGTGCGAAAAACCGGCAGAAATGCTGCAGCAGATAATCAGCGCAAGCAGTCGTCCGGGTGACCTGGTTGCAGATTTTTTTATGGGCTCAGGTTCAACGGTAAAAGCGGCACTGGCGCTCGGGCGTCGTGCGATTGGCGTTGAACTGGAGACCGGACGTTTTGAGCAGACAGTCAGGGAAGTTCAGGATTTAATCGTTTGAAACGGATGAGATTGCAGAATTAATTACGCACCATTATTATTCTGCTCCCGGCCCTTTAGCTCAGTGGTGAGAGCGAGCGACTCATAATCGCCAGGTCGCTGGTTCAAATCCAGCAAGGGCCACCATATCACATACCACCATTAGCTCATCGGGATAGAGCGCCAGCCTTCGAAGCTGGTTGCGCGGGGTTCGAGTTCTCGATGGCGGTCCATTTATCGGTATTCTGCGTTGTTAGCTCAGCCGGACAGAGCAATTGCCTTCTAAGCAGCTGTGGTTGCACTCCTGTTGTTTCTGGTGGTGATGGTGGACTTCAGCAGCCGGATAATGTCGGTGCTGTCTGATGGTGTTTTGGTGGCGGGTGTGTGGTTGTTGCTTTCCCGTTGCTGAAAAAGAAAGCATCAGGCGATTAGCAGGGTATCAGTTACCCGTTGAAATTTTTAAATACCTCACAATTCCACAGCTTGATGATTGTCTGGCTGCCGGAGAATTTGTTAAAAATTACATCGCATGGTGAATCCCCCTCAGCGGCGGGGCATCTGGCAAAGTGTATGATCCAGAGAACATGCAAATTCAGTAGACAGGCTGAATTTACCGGGAGTCCCCTGGCACCATGCGACAGACAGAAATTAGGCTATACTTCAGCCCCTCTCCGGAGGGGCTTTTCTGTGCAGGATGTGTCACAGTTTCCTGAATTCTGAGTACTGTCCTGTTACTCAGGGTGCTATATTTTCTGACGTGATGAAAGTCTGCCGGAAGGCGGAACGTATCGGAAATGACCCAGTAGAGAAAACGTTGACTCAGATACCGATGCTGAGTTACCGGGAAACCGGCATCACATGACCGCTATCCTTCCAGGCTCGCTCCGGCGGGCCTTTTTACTGCAGAAAACAGTTTTCCCGTAAAATGCCACGTTGCTCATAATTCAGGCTGGCGATTATTGTCTGGCCGGCGGGAAGTTTGTTAAAAAATTTCGCATGGTGAATCCCCCTGTGCGGAGGGGTAATCAGCGAGTAGGTATATGGGATAATCGCGGATTCAGGTGCTGGTACTGAATTCACCGGGAGGCACCCGGCACCATGCAATGGCACATAGCGCCACTCTCCAGCCCCTCTCCGGAGGGGCTGTTTATATTGATTTTGTCAGATGTGAGTAAACTCCTTATGGACTTTGTTGTTTTAGCCCATAAGGACATATTTGCAGAGTGCAACGGTTATTAAAGCATTCATTCAATACGTTATCTGTATTTGTAGGGCATTCCTGGCTGTTTTTGATTAAATTCCAGAATGTTTTATTGAATGGTACTACGTTGTAAATGGTTACAGGTAGCACTTTGTTATTGAGCATGATGCCTGTGTGAGTCAGTGTAAATATACTTTCAGGAGGTAAGAAAGCATCCGATTGATACCAGATTATTAATTTTATTTTACTCCATATGACTGAAAAAGATATTCCGCATGATGGCTGGATAACTGTATCAATCACAATCCACTTCATTTAGTTTCCTTGTTTATGCCTTGCTGGTGATGTTCTGAAAAGTATAAATGATATTTTTGATTGTAAACCATAGAGCAGAATTATTTTTCTGATGTTGTTTATTGTTTATTTAAATGCAGGGTGGTTTATATCTCGTCTTGTAGTTTATCCATGCATATCTGCTTGATGATGAGGTTTTTATTTAAGGTATGGTTTTGTGTTTTTTCTGTATTACATGTCAGGTATTTTAAAGAATCATTTTTCAGATGGTGGAAAGAACCATGGCATTTAAACACTATGATGTTGTCAGGGCGGCGTCGCCGTCAGATCTTGCGGAAAAGCTGACACATAAACTGAAAGAGGGCTGGCAGCCGTTTGGTAGTCCGGTGGCCATAACCCCTTATACCCTGATGCAGGCGATTGCAGCAGAAGGTGATGTGGTCGTCAGTGGTGCAACTGAGCCGGAGTGGTACTACGTCATCGTACTGGCCGGGCAATCCAATGCCATGGCTTACGGTGAAGGGCTTCCGCTTCCGGATTCATACGATGCGCCCCATCCGCGCATTAAGCAACTGGCCCGTCGTAACACAGTGACTCCCGGTGGTGAAGTATGCGTATTTAACGACATCATTCCTGCTGACCATTGTCTGCATGATGTTCAGGATATGAGTACGATTAA